CGCCGACATCATAGCCGGAGGAGAAGAAGGTTTCATTATCAATAGCCGCCTTGATTTGCGCCCAGGATTCGGAAATGGTGGAGAAGTCCGTGATCGGCATGTCCTCGATGGCGAAAATTGTTGAAGCGGTGGAACTGTATGGGCTGGTGGATTTATAACTGGCCAGCAGAGAAGCAGGCACATAAATTGCGCCCAGTCCTACGATGGTACACGTTGCCGGAAGACTTCCTGAGTAACTGGCAACGGAATTTCCCCGAAGCACAAGCTCTTTCAAACCAGAGCATCCATAAAATGCATTCGATTCGATCGTCGTCGCCGTCGTATCAACGCTTTTCAATGACGTCATATTGTAGAATGCGTCGCTTCCGATCTTTACGCCGGTTCCTGTGTATTCCGTCATGGTGCCATTCAAATACTTCACCAGCGGGCTGCTGAGATCCCTGTATTGTGCGATGCAGACAGTGTCTCCGGTAATCCCGACATTGCTCGGACTCCAGCCTGTGAAAGAGAACCCACTTGGGTTGGTCGGATGACTCGGATTACTTCCGGTATACGTCGCCGTTGATCCATACGCAACATTCGGAACTGTCTGCAGTACCGTATTATCACTGTTCTTGAACGTAACCGTATAAGTCCGCGTGGTTCTCGTATAAGCCGCATAAACATCCCGGTTTCCGGTAATATTATTCCGAGCGTTCGCTTCCCCGCTCGTCTGGTTCCGCATGGTGCTCCATCCGGCGAAAGTATAAGTATACTGCGCGTCGGCAGCCTTGGTCGGCTGTGTCTCCCAGGTACCATTTTGATTCTTATTGACCGTCTCGGTATACAGCAGCTGCGTCCCATCCTCGTTATAATACTTAAGATAGTAGTTCGCCACATCCGCGTCAATGGTAACGTCCGGATACACCGCGTGAATCGCGTCAATCTGGTCGCCCGTAGCCGTCGGCACATGCGCCGTGAAGAACAGCTGCGGCGTCTCCTGGTATTCGTTGCTCTGGTCAACGCCGTGCATACCGTCGAACTCCGCCAGGAACAGGTTTACCGCCGAGATGCTCTCAAAGTCCCACCGATAGTTGAACAGTCGGATCTGGCATCCAAGCTGTACATTCTGAATGATACTCTCAACCTGCGCTTTGGTCAGGCTGTTCTCCAGGTTCACGGTCGTCACGTTGCTAAAGTCCGGGCACACGAATTCCGTGACCCCGGGCTGGTTCTTGATCGTAATGTTCGTAACAGTCCCCGGCAGATGCAGTTTCTTCAGGGAACCGCCCTCCGGCAGCGTTACGCTGGCGATGCTGGTCCCGTCGAAGTATACTTCCTCAATACCTGTGCAATCTTTCAGGTCCACGTTCTTCTGCGCTGCGTAGTTGTTGCCTTCCGTCCCCAGCGACACGCAGTTCCGGCAGTCGATCTTCTGCAGCAGCTTCAGAGCTCCTATATTCAGGAACCGCAAACTCGTATTGGAATATCCGTTCGCATTGCTGCCGAGGATCAGCCGGCTGAGCCGAATGGCCTTGCTGAAGTCCCCGTAGCCGACCTTCAGATCGCTCATGTCACCCAGATCAGCCAGCTGGCTGGCGGAATAGATTGCCACTTCCTGGTCGTTCGGTTCCGGAATCAGGCAAGGGATCGTGTAAGCCGTGTTCCGGGTCGCCCGGCGCTTCGACCGCAGCGATCCCCATGCGATGTTGATATACACGTCCGCGTAGGGCGTGATCGTGATGGAACTGTTATTGTAGATACGGAGCATGATGAAATCGGTCAGGGCATCGCCAGCGTTATACTTGCTGTCGATGTACCTGAACCGATTGTAAAGCCACCATTTCCGCTGCTCTGCCTTGCTGCCCAGCAGCATCCGCAGATAGGATTTGTCGTTGTCGTCAAACCAGGGCGCCAGATACTTGAAGTAGGCGTCCTCGTTGAAAATCGCCGCGGGCCAAACCGCCTGATGATCCTCGAAAGCCTTTTCCACCTTAGCATAGGACAGGGCTCCTGAGGATCTGAGCTGGCGGTACATGGTCTGAAGTTCCTGTCCGAAACAGTCCCGCAGATTGTTCCACAGGACGCTGTTCTGACCGGTATAGACCTCGTCGTTTCCGACGTGGTCCGTATCTTCCAGACTATAACCGTAAACCAGTTCACCTTCGTTGTTGATGCCAAGAGCCGTATCCATATCGTACGGCAGAAATACAACTTTCTTATTCATTTGGCGTAGCTGCGCCTCCTATTGCTGCTCCCATAAAGCTTGGGAACGAGTTCTTTTCCCGGCTGTCCGCCATCAGGAACAGCTCGGTAAACAGATAGTAGAATAACGCGGAATCCAGCTCGACGTAGTTGCCGAGTTCCGCCTTGAACTTCGCCCGGCGGTAAGCCGCGTTGTCGACAGAATAAGTCACCGGCGTCGTAACGATCTGGCCGTTCACTTCTTCCGTCACGGTCTCGCCGAAGTCCGCCGTTTGGGAAAGGGCATCGCCCGTTGCTGTGTCGGGATCGGTTGTCATCACCCATGTGATGAACTCGCGAAGCTGCAGATAATTTGAGTAAGGCGGATCCGTATCCGGATACCGCGGCTCATACGCAAGTGTCCAGGCCGGAACGGTTTCGCCGTCGTCGTTCAGAGCCGTGCTGGTAAAGTCGTTGCTCTTGAAGTTCGTCATATCCGTATTGTTCAGCCTGGTTTCCCAGCTTTCGTCCCCTTCCACAAAGCCGAACACGTCCTCCGTGCTCTTGTCGTTGTTGAAGTTGTACTTGCCCAGGAATGTGACCTTGGCCGTATCGGGATTATTCCAGAAAATAACGATCGGGAAACCGTCAATTCCCTGCCGAACCTTGTTGTTCGCGACCTGTGCCGGCGTCTTGTAGGGGCATGCTTCCTCATACAGGCGCACCAGCTCCACGTTGTTCGCGCCTTCGCTCGAGGCCACGTCGGCCTTCATGCAGAAGGTCTTTACGGCGATGGAATCCGCCCGCATCTTGTATTTGCTCGCGGTCTCCCCGTTGCTGTTCGTGAATCCGCCGTTAAACTTCATCTTGTAGTTCTTCCGGGCATAATACTGCGAGGAAGTACCCTGCACGTCGATCTGGCAGTTCTCGAACGTGAAATCCTTGTCGCTGTGCAGCGGATCCGTATAGCTGCCGGTGCAGATCTTCTTGTCGCCCTTATACTGCGGAAGCTCTGGACAGGTGATGATCATGTAAGGCAGGTCGCCGGGCAGTTTCGAAATCAGCACTTCGTCCGTATAAGGATCCCGCACGTTGTTTCGTCCGTACCGGGTCAGCATCAGCTCGCTGTTCTGCGTGTCCGCGATCCAGTTTGCCTCCATCTGCTTCATCGGCAGGTCAGTCTCGTATACCCGGATAGTATAGATGTCCAGCGTGGAGTCGCTGGAGCCGATCGAGATGTCTTGCGGAACTGTCTGGCGGAAGTTGTCGTCGCTGGCGTATTCCGCCACAGCGCTCAGCACGCCGTTGATGTAGCAGAATACAGGCCGGATACCTCCGGAAGCCTTCTGCACCACGAAGGACGCCCGCACATGTTCTTCTTCCTTGAACTGCATGTTGATGCTGCTGCCTTGTGAGGTCATGCTCATCCGCTGACTGGTCAGCAGGATGCCGTATCCGTTGTAAAGGCAGCTCAGAATCGGCGCGTCATAGTTACGCACATCCCTCGTTTCAAAGTCGATCTCGAAGGTAAACCCGGTGTTGATCTTGTTCGTGGCGAAGGGTTTGAAGGGAATCGTGATCCGCGCGTCGCCAGTCACCCGCATCACCGTCGCCCCGTCGTCGTCCAGCTGCCATCCGTCGCTCACCCAGTTGAATCCGCTGAACTGGCAAGCCACCTGGGTACCATTTTGATCTGAAATCCACGTGGCCGGGTTGGCCTCGTTGTTGCTCCGTCCGCTGCTGCTCAGGTACAGGGAAAGACCTTCCGTTTCGGCTTCGATCGCCGCGGAAATAGCATTCACATGGATCAGGAAGATCTTCGTCGTGGCCCCGGACACGAAAGTAATCGTTGTGTATTCATTGTCCTCGTTCGGGGTATCCAGCCGGTAGGAGAAACTGGTCTTCGTCCTTGGAATGTTCTCCAGATGGGTCACCTGCGTCCCGTTTACATAAACGTCCATCTCGGAAAGCTGGCTGCCGGGCGTATAAACCATATACGGAATCGCCACGGTAGTGTACTGATCCACCTCGGACACCGAATAGTTCGAGGCGATGATCGGCATGTCGTTCCCGTCTTCAATGCAGATGATGTCGTAAATCAGACGGTTGGATTCCACGGATTCGCCGTTCAGCGTACCCGTGTAGTACACCAGCAGCTTGTGAGCGCCGTGCGTCTGTGCCGGGATCGTCTTGCTCTTCTCCCGTCCGTAGCCCGTTACAAGATCCGTGTATTCCTGCGAATCCTGACTGCCCGGATCGATGATGAAGTGCATCGTCTTGTCCAGGTCGCCGTAGGGTGTGTAGTAATAAAGGAAGCTGTCCGTCCGGATGATAGAGTCGTCGAAGGTACTCCGGATCGTCAGATCCATCACGCTAACGCTGAAGCTTCTCACCCTGCGGTTGCCATACGCGTCCGTCAAAGTGAACTGCAGAGTGTTGTCGCCGTCCTTCAGGTAGTTCGTCACGTCCTCGTGCAGCACGCCCTGAGCCACGTTCTTGCTGTATTTCTGCACGCCGTCGATGGCCAGCACCAGCCGGCCGTTGCCGGTAGGTTCCGGCGGGTCGCCTTCCGTCGAGGACCAGGTCAGGTCCAGGATAAAGTTGTCACCTTTGGCCACCGTGAAGGCAGTATCACCGGAAACGGAGCTGAAGGTGAACGAAACCGTAGCGGTTCCGCCTCCGCCGCCTCCACCACCGCCGCCGAATCCGCTGAAAGGTCCGGCAACGACTTCGTCGTTATGCAGCAGGTACAGGGCATTGCCCCGCACTTCCCCCCCGGTCACCAGGTTCGGCAGCAGCTGACTGAATTGGTTGCTCAGTTGCTGGTTCAGCCGGTTGGCGGCATCCGCCGCTTCGATGGCGGTGGCCGCGTTTCCGGAGGCCGTGGTGGCTGAAGCCGCCGCGTCCGAAGCGCTCTGGGCCGATGCTGAAGCCGCCTGCTGCGCCGTTGCCACCTGGGACTGGGCCGTGCTGGCGCTTTCCGCCGAAGCTGCAGCGGAATTTGCCGCGTTGGTTGCTGAAGTTTCCGCCGCGATGGCTTCCTGCCGCGCCTGCGCTGCTGCCTCCTGGGCAAGAGCTGCCTGGTTGTTCGCGTACTGCGCCTGAGATCTGGCCTGCGAAGCGGCGTCATTTGCGCTTCCCGCCGCCAAAGCCGCGTTTCTGGCGTCTTGCTGCGCCTGTCCGGCGCTTGCCGCTGCGCCCATGGCATCCTGTCTCGCCTGTCTTGCGCTACTTGCCGCGTCCGAAGCCGACTCCGCCGCCGCGTCCACCTGCGCCTGAGCGTTCCGCGCCGCTGTATCGGCCGCGGAAGCCGCCCGTTCACAGGCGTCCAGCTGCGCGATCAGCGTCTCGATGTCCGGCACCACGCTGCCGCTGTCGATCAGTCGATCGCTCGTCGTCTTGAACACGTAGGTCGTGCAGGCGCCGACGACGGTCTGGGTCTGGTTCGCGCCCTCGCCTTCCACCAGCCTCAGCACCAGCTGGATCGGCCCGACTACGTTGTAAAAGTCGTCCGTCAGCTCGACGTAAGGCCGGTCCGTATTGCTGCAGGCCCGGCTGTTCAGCACGGTCACGCCGTCATGCCGGATGCCGTAAACAAAGAGCGTCCCGGTCGCCAGATACGGAACGCCCCTGTTGGTCAGAATGACTCCGAGTTTGTTTCCCTTGGAATCGTCAGAGTACAGATGGCCCTTCAGCGGGACCACTTCCACAGTTTTCCGCAGATCACATTCCAGCCAGGTCTCGATCTGAGCCATATATACCACCTCAATTAATAAATGTTCTCGTACACCGATCCGAAGAACACCGCCAGCGTCGTCCGCTCGGTTCCGTCGATCAGGATCAGCGATACCGTGTAATCCCCGTCGCTCGTGAAAGCGTCCGCGGGAATCTGAATGTTCGCTTCGTTGTAGACAATACCGCCATTTTGATGAAATTCCTGGGTCGTCCCGTTGGGCTTGATCAGGTAGGCGGAAACCGACCCGTTCAGAGCGTATGGATTCCCGCCTTTGCTCACCCGGACGCCGAAAAGATTATTCTCCTTCAGGATGTTCGCTTCCGTCTCCGCCGGAAAGCCCATCAGATCCATCTCCGCCCAATGTTCCTTCATCGTTTTCTCCTTCCTGCGCCTGTGGGGCTGCCTGTAATGCATCCAGATCCAGTTTCTTGAATCCCTGACGCTCCAGTTCTTTCTCTTCCATCGCGCCCTTCAGCGCTTCCAGGTTTCCCTTGATCCTGGAAAGCTCGATTCCGAGCTCAGCAATCATGCTGACAGGAATCTTCATCCGGTCGATCGACTGAATTGCGTCTGTGATGATCTCCATCTGTGTGTAAGTTTTCCGTTCGCTCATGTTTGTCTTCCTTTCTATTAACTCTTATAATACCAATAATAGGGTCCGACCGATTGCCAGTTATAGTTATAATCCTGATATCTCATATAGATTTTTGTGTTACCGTGACCGTCTGCAAATGGCCCGGATAATCCTGTTACACCTACTGAATAATTGTGACTGCAGCTGGCAATTTCAGTTCCGTTCCATCCGCCTGTTCTGACGGATACTTTTGTTCCCGCATTCGCAAGATATAAATAATTATATCCGGTCGCATTGTTGCTTGCTTTGCCATTGATCACGATAATGTTCGGATTTGATCCGTGCGCTGAACCCCATACATCGGAGATTGTAACAGAACTTGCTGGTGTTACGGAAGCTGCTCCTGCTCCGTATATGTCCTGAACGTCAATTCGGCCAATGACAGTGCTGCCTTCTTTGAGCACGACACAATAGTTTGATCGATCACTTGTTACATGGTAACTGCTCTGGTCCAGCGTAAAACTCTTTGAATTGGAAGCGCCATTTGAAGCGGAAGCACCGATAGTAATACTTGTTCTCGTGTTGCTGCTGCCGACAGCTCCGCTTGGGCACGTAGGTGCGTTTACCGAAACACTTACGGTCCCCTTCGCAATATAAGCTCCGCTGCTATTGTTTCTGCGGACATAAATAGTTTTGGTTCCGGACGCCCATGATCCATCCACGTCAAGATAAACTGTGGCGGTTTCCGACAATTGTGTCGGCCTGTTTTTTGTGGTGACGGTAACAGTATTGGTGTTTCGGTTGTTCGTATCAACATTATCGCCGTCATACGTCCAGCTTGCCGAGTTCAGTTCCACGTCCATTTTTCCAGCAGTACGAATACTTGTGGCGTTCACTGGAACTCTCAGAATCTTCTCGGCATTTGAGTTATCCGAATTTGCGGATGCATAAATCGGCACGTACCACACGTTGTTTCCTTCCGTGTATGCCGTCTGATCCTGATTCTCCTTCTCGCCAATGGAAAGATACTGATGATAATTCTGAACCGTTACTGTTTTATTCGTCTGGGCGCTGGTGTCGTAGTTCGTCTGCTTTGCCGTAACGTGCAGATGGCCACTGCTCCAGACACCATCAAGGGCAGTGGCTTTGCTAAAAGTTACATATGGTTCGGAATCACCAAACCGATAGAAATTTAGAACATTATCGGTAACAGTGACCGTTTTGATCATCGGTACATTAACCTGATGTGCGTTTCCTCCGGATCCTTGAGTTTCAGCATAGTAATGATTGCCAATGGTGTTCCCATGGAATCCGGTAGCGTTCACAAGATTGCCGCCGACCAGAATGTTGCCATTAGAATCAACAGTAACCCTGTCAGCGAGCGTAACCCTTGTGTTACCGCTTCCGCCGATCTTGATCCGATCCGCATTGATGACAAATTGGGTATTGGCCCCGTCATTGATCCGGTTGACAATAAAGCCCGCGTCGAAATGATTCTCTGTGTAAATCCCAATCGAAGCCATCTGTTCGGCCCGAATGTCTACCCGTGTACCGTTAATCTTGACGTTCGTCTCATTGTTGATCTTGTTAACCATTACGCCAGCCGTCAGGTTGTGATCATCCCACAGCCCGACGCTGATCGTGGTGCCTTCGTCGTCCAGCCGCTCGACCCGCATACCGCCGTCAGCCCGGAACACGAGGCGTTTCTTCCGCCCCATATACTGGCCCTGCTCGTAGTAGTCGTACCACTCCTCCTGGAAGTGTCCGACCACGCTGTCCAGGGTTTCCCCGGCTCTTAAATGCACCTGTGAGGCGCTGATGTCCACGACATCGCCGCTGATCTTCGTGGTGGTCCAATTGTTGATCTTGTCAATGACGATACCGCCGGTCAGCACAGCGTCCGTCTCTCCGGCCGGTGTCATGTACACACCGTATTCAGCACCATTTTGACGAATTTTCATGCCGCCGCCGCTCTTGACCACCAGCGTCTTCTTGACGATATAGTCTCCATCATGCTCGGGATCCGGAACGTTCTCAGAAACGACTTCGTACTCACCGCACACCGCCGTAATCTGGTTCCGTTGCGTCCACAGCGCCGAACCCTGCATCTGGCTGACGATGGTCTGCTGATTTTCAACGGTAGATGCCAGTTGCGCCACTTCCGCTCCGACCGTCATCGTCGTGCCATTCGTCCGGTCGACCGCTAATTCAGCGCCGTCCTTCAGATGGAGCGTCTTCTTCGGTGGATTGACGCTGTTGTCCGTCCAGATCTCGAACTGCCCGGCAATCTGTGCAACCTGCGCGTCATTCTGCAGTACAGCGCTGCCGTCCACCTTCTGGATTGTGTATTCGACGTCATTCCACTTCGCCGTGATCGGTTCCAACGCACTTTCAAGGTTTCCGGTACGGTTACTCAGGTCCACATAGTTATTGGCATTCCGCTGAATGTCATCATAATTCTGTGCCAGCGTCCGTCCGTGCATATACACTTCATCCGCCGTAACTTCCAGCATATCCCCGATTTCCCGCAGATACTTAAAATACTGCCCCGAAGTCGCCCGGTTGCTGCTCGTTGCCTTGGTCAGGGAGGAATTGTCTTTTCCAGCGCCCTTCGTGCCGTGCCCGTGCCCGTCCTGGGTGCCGTCCGGATCCAGACTCTTCCGGTCCTTCAGGCTCAGAGTGTCGTTCTGCGGCGCCTCAAAGTTCAGCTCCAGGCTCGCCGCCACCATCGTAATCCCGCTCAGGCCGCTGATGTTCGTAAACCGGTCGCCCAGCCGGATCTTCGGGCTCATGCCGTCGATGTAGTGCATGTCCACCAGCCGGATGTTACTGCTTTTGAACAGCGTAGCGCTGATGTTGCTGGCGTAGGCTGTCGCCCGCGCCCGAAGAGTCGTTTCGTCCTCAGCATCGCTGAAGGTCACCGTTTTGACGATCCGTCCGTACTTGGCGATGTCCGCCGCGGAGTACAGGTCGATCGTCTCCTCCGGCAGGGTCAGATTGTCCTTGCCCACCGGCCGCAGCACGGTGAACACCGAGGCGCCGTCCTCCTCGTTTGTCTGCTCTTCCAGGTTTACGCCCACCTGGATCGCCTGCGGATTCACGGTATCGTAGTTCTCCACCCAGTCGATCACGTGGGTGCCGTTCGCCCCGGGACGCACCCGGATAAATCCGCCGTACACGCCGAGGATGTTGCTCTCGATGGCGCTCTTGGTCTGCGTATAACTGGAGATGCCGTATTCAGCGCTCTCGTTCTTCTTCGCGGCGCTGATCGTGCCGATGGTAAACTGCCGACGGCTGTCGTCCACTTCCGCGTTGTGCTGCGTGATGCAGTCCCGGAAGAAGGCTTCCGCCGTCATCGTCCGGGTAATGTTTTTTCCGTTCGCGTCCTTGCCGTAGGGAGCGATTTCGCTGTCGTTCAGGAAGGCGATCGGGCCTTCGCATTCAAACGACACCTGCCCCGTCAGCGTCGGCTTCGACCGACTGATCACCCGGCCGTAGAAGATCTCTTCCCCATCGTCCAGTGCCTGAATGAAGCTCGCCAGCGGTTCCAGCGAGTCGATCAGCGGATGTCCGGGGATCAGGGTGAAATGGAGGCTTCCGGCCTCGTTGATCTCAAGCGAGCATCCCGGAGAGACCACAGGCAGATCGTCTATCTGGCTCTGGTCATAGATGCTTGCCGGTGCGCTGCCCGGCCGAACCAGCCTGATTTGATACATGGCCCGGTTTCCTCCTTGTCGTTATAGTGCTGTGGGGGCATACGTCGTGTCGAGGGCATCACTGGAGGCCATCCAGCGCCTAGGTTCCAGGTCGTAGGCGATCGTGATCCGGCAGGGGCCGTTTCCAGTCTTCGGCGGACTCACGCTGAACCGCCCCCGGTAGTAGTGCGTCAGGTCTTCTTCCAGCTTCACCGTGCCGACCTTCCCCACAAAGGTCCGCATCAGTTCCTCATAGAGGTTGATCCGGCTGTGCCGGTCTTCCGGCTCAAACAGGAAGTTCCAGCTGCCCGTGATCCGCTTGTAGGTCAGCTTATTGAAGGGAACCCCCGTCAGGTCAAGCGGTCCGCCGTCCCGTCCGGGGATGTCCACATAGTTCAGGTTCGGTTCCGGCGGGGGAATCGAGGGAGGAGTATCCGGAATCAGACGCCAGTCCGCCCAGGTATTTTTCTTTACGCCTCCGATGTTGAATGTTAAAGAGTAATACATTCCGGATTTCCTCCCATTTTGATGAAATTATCTGCGGCTCTCGAGCAGGGTCATCCAGCCGAGCCGCTTGTTGATCTTAGGTGTGATGTAGCCCACCAGGGCATCGCCGTCCAGCATAAACTGCAGCCGGGACACCTCTGCGGCGATGCCGTCCATATGGCTGCCGAGGTTGACCACGGAACTGTTCACCGCGGACAGCGCCGTGTTTGTGTTGCCGCAATAGGTGATGATCGCCGCGGTCACGGCGTCCAGTCTTGAGCGCAGGCCTTCCATGTCCAGCGCGTTCGCCAGCCCGTCAAAGCTGATCGAAAGCTGCGGCGTGCCGCTGGTGCTGCTGAAGACCACAGGCATACTGCCGGTTCCCTGCTGAATCGCCTCTGGCGTCAGCCCGCTGTAGTCGAACACCGGCGTGATGGTGATCTTCAGAGGTTCCATCGTGCTCAGGGTGTCGCCCAGTTCCGTCAGGTGCCCCTGCACTTCGCCGAGGATGTCGATGGGCTGCCCGTTTTCGTCGGTGAAGTCCATCCAGCCTTTGTCCTTAAAGGTACTGGCCAGGCTCGGAATCCTATCGGATAGTTTGTTGATCTCGCCAAGAAGTCCGCCATTGCCGTCCGCGCCGTACAGTTGCGTTGTAAAGCTGCTCAAATCGAACATACTGCTCAGGTTTCCGCCGCTTTCAGACCACTGGCTAAGGAAGTCAATCGTACTGTCGTCAATGCTGAATCCGCCGGTGGTATTTTTGTCCCCGGACAGAATCAAGCCATTCTGTATCATGTTATGGACGACTTCCGCGATGGCGGTGTCTTCCAGTTTCAGTGCGTCCAGAATAGCCGTCGTAATCGGCGTTGCGTCAAACTTCGGAAGCTTCGGGTCAATCAGCCCATCCTGAATAGACTGTACAAGCTTGGAAGCGATGTTCAACCCGTCGAATTGGATACCACTGTCTGTTGCCCAGTCTTCTTCGCTGAGCCTGGTCATAATTTTGTGGATGTTGTCAATCCAGCTGTCAATACCTATGTCTTCTTTTCCAAAGGTATACACGCTGTTGATGTCGGAATCGGCTTCGCCGATGCCATTGGCGATCATACTGAGATTCTTCGTGAAGGCGTCAAAGCTGAATGCTTTGCTGCCAAACTCATTTGCTACTTCGCCGATCATTCCGGCAATACTCATGAAGTTCTTCAGTTTCAGATAGATCTCGCTGTCCGTGCTGCTGATCTCCGCCAGAGGTCCGTCCACTTCGGAAAGCTTGACGGCGATGGCATAGATACCCTCGGCAAAGCTGCTCATGGCCAGGCCGAAACTGCCAAGATCGACAGGGTTTACCTTACCGGCGCCCTCAGTGATGCTTTCCATCATCCGAACCATCCGGTTAATGCCGGCGACTTTCTCCTCGTCAAACACCTTGGACATCTCTGCCAAATCGTTTGCCAGTTCGCCGGCCCGATGCGTATTCTCAGCCTTGTTCAGGCCCAGGATACCGGTAATGAAGTCGTTTACAGCCGCGCCGATCGCGCCGAGAATCTCTCCGGCATTACGAATCAGGCGTACTTTGGCATCCACGCCGTTGCGCATCTTCTCTTGTTCTGTATTTCCGCCTTCTGCCAGATACCCGACAAGCTCTGGAATACCGCCGATAACGGTCAGGATAGATGACATGATAGCGGTGATGGCACCAATGGAAAGAGCCGTCTTTGCCGCTGCCACAGGGTCGATACCCATGTTGCCTGTCAACCTCTGCACCAATCCCATCGACAAAGAGATGGATGCAATCAGAGAAGCCAGCCCAAGCATGATGTTCATAGCGTCCTGCCCAAAGTCTTTTCCGCCGGTTGCCTGTTTCACTTCTCCGATCGTTCGGATGATGTCCGGCAGCAGCTTCATGGCGACAAACAGAATGCCGACTTTGCCGATGGTGCTGACAATATTGTTGATGATCCGTTCGCTGCTCTTAACCGGCTCGTTGAACTGTCTTGTTTCGTTCAGCTTTGTGAGCAGGCCGACGATGACGCTGGTGATAGCGCCAAGCGCAAGAATCGCCCCGACGCCTTCCCACATGCGGGTTTCATCCACGGTGGTCAACAGTGCGACAGCGCTGGCCATCAGGAACAGACCGCCGGCAATCTCCAGGAACTTCTGCGCGAAGTTCTGTCCGCTGCCGATCTGTGCCAGATGCTTGTTGTTCATGTAGTCAAATATTTTGGCAATGGCGACGATGATGCCCGGTATAATGATGGTTGTCCAGTCACCGAAGAATTTGCCTTTCCCCTGCATTACCCTTCCGGCACTGCCAAGGAAATCGGTAACAATCTTCAGCAATCCTGAGAAGAAATCGCCAAGCGCCTCCAGGAACTTCTGTACTTCCGGAGGAATAACGATACCGCTGATCTTGTCGAACAATCCCTTCAGTGCTTCGACGATTCGTGTCACGAACCCAACGTTTTCCTCCGTCGCTTCGGCCGTCACTTCTGTTCCCTGCGCGGCCGCGACGGCTTCCTTGGACGCTCCGGCGGTAGATCCCGCTTCACCCTTGAACAGGCCGGTAATCCAGCCCCAGGTGTCGGCGAAGAACTTGCCAATAGCCTTCCATCCGTTCCACTTGACAATGTCGTTCCAGACGCCTTTGATGCCTTCCCAGATGCCGCCAAGCCAGTCAACGATGGGAGCATTCTCCACCCATTCCCGCCGCTCGCTTCCGATCATGGCGGACTTCTTCTGAGGCGTGAACTGGCTGCTGATCCACTGCCAGGTGTTCCCCAGGAAGGTGGCGATCGTGTTCCAGACAGGCCATTCGTCGATGTCCTTCCACACGCCCTTGATCGTTTCCCAGATACCTTCCAGCCATCCAACGATCGGTGCGGATTCAACCCATTCGCGGCGTTCTGTGCCGATCATAGCAGACTTCTTCTGCACAGAGAACTGGCTGCTGATCCAGCCCCATGTGTCGCCAAGGAACTGCCCGATGGTTTTCCAAACGGGCCAGACGGCGATATGGTTGTTCCAAATGTCCTGGATGCCTTCCCAGATGTCTTTCAGGAATTTGACGAACCCGGAATCGCTGCCGTCTTCCGGCTGCGTAAACCAGCCGATCACGACGTTGGCCTTCTCTCCGAGCCAGGCCCAGATGTCGCCGAAGAATTTGCCGATGTTGGTCCAGCCTGGCCAGGCGGTGATCGTGCCCCAAATTGAAGAAATTCCGCCGGCCACATCCTTCAGGAACTTCACAAATCCGGTGTCGCCGCCGTCTTCCGACTGTGTAAACCAGTTGTAGACGTTCACGGCCCGTTCCTTGATCCACTCCCAGATGTTGCTGAAGAAGTTCCCGATGTCGGTCCAGCCTGGCCAGGCGGTAATGGTATTCCATACGCTGGCGATCTTGTCAAAGGCGTCGCCCAGCCCCAGCTGGTCCGCCCAGTTGCGGATCTCCGTCTTCGCGGATTCCCAGGTGTTCTTCAGCCACTTGGCGATGGGCGATTCGCCGCCCTCGTCCGCCTTGAACAGACCTGTGACGCTGTTCCACAGCCGTTTGATGCCGACGCCCAGCCGGTAGATCATGCCTGCCGGATTCAGGTCGCCGAATCCATCGAAGAAACTGCCGACTGCCGCAAACTTATCCAGCAGCCAGTCGATCACCGGCGCCGCGATTCGCTTGACGACGTTCACGACCCGCTTGACGATGTTGATCCCGGCCTTCACGATGTTCAGCACGCCCGTGATGACCTTCTGCATCTTGTAAAGTCTTGAAGTGGTATCGTTCACGCTCCCGAGCCAATCCTTGATCCGGTTCACAAAGTCCCGGAACTTGATCGTCAGGTCAAGCAGCTTCTTGCCGTCGATTTCGCCGAATACCTTTTTGACGGCGCTGCTGACCATATTGCCCAGCGTCTGTGCCACGTCCATCAGTCCGAACATGGCGTCCTGCAGGATCTCCCGTCCGCCCTTGGCGCCGGTACGAACTTTGTTTCCCTGCTCATCCCGGGTCCAGTAATCTTCACCGGTCTCCGTCGAGTCGGCCCAGGTTTTCAGGATTTCATTCCGCTTTTCAGTCGCCGCCGACAGCACGTTATCCAGTCGGTTGTTGATAGTCGTCCACAGCTGTGTGCCCTCTTCCATGTTGCCGAAGATGATCTCGAAACTCTGGGCCCATCCGCTCTGCACGGATTCCTTCAGCGCGTCCATCATCTTGCTGAAGGTACGCACCTGCGTGGCCGCCTCCTGGGCTTCCACGGCGATCTTCTGCAGCGCCTCGATCTCCTTCGCGTCGGTAATGCCCCAGCTTTTCAGCACATCCAGGTCCAGCTTGCCGCCGCTGCCGTAGATCTCGAAGGTCCGCAGCATGGTTTCCTTATCCAGCCAGCCTTTGCTGAGGTATTCCCGGAAGTTTGCCGCCGTCAGCTCAATCCGCTGCTTAAGCTTCTTGCCGTCCTCGTCCTTCTCCAGCCAGTAGTGGACTTCTTTCTTGCCGCCCACTTCCTTGACTTCCTTATTCAGCTTGCCGGCCGCTGCCGCCACCTGCAGGAAGGTCGTCTTCAGTTTGGTCGTGGCAATGTTGGCGTTCTCCAGGCTCTTCCAGTCGATGGTGGTCATCTTGCCGACGCCCATGGCCTGCGAGATGTTGTACATCGCCATGCTGGCGCTCTGAGCGCCCTGTCCGGCGTCTGCCGTGGCGTTGGCGATACCCTCCATGGCCTTCACGGCCTGGTCCAGCCCGACGCCGTTATTGGTAAACTTGCCCAGGTTGCTGGTCATGTCCGTCAGGCTGTAGATGGTCTTGTTGGCGTAATCCGTCATCTCGTCGAGTTTCTGGTTCACGACGTCGATGCTTTCCCCGGTGGAGCTCATGATGGTTTTCACGCTGTCCATCTTGCTCTCGTACTGGTTCCAGCCGGCCGAAATCGGGGCGATGGTCAGGCCCCGCAGAGCACTCTCCACGTTGCCCACGATCTTGCTGGCCAGGTCGAATCCAACCACTTTGCCCATATAACCCCGCAGCTTACCCATGAGGCTCTCGGCCTCCCGCAGCGGAGAGGTACTGATTTTGAATACTTTTCCAAGCAGGCCGTTCATGCTGGTCAGCCGGCCTCTCATGGTCTGAAGCTGCTGGTTGGCTTTGCTGAAATTCAGGGTCTTCCCGATCTTGTCGAACACCTCGAAGCCCTTGGCGCTCTCCTCCAGATCCAGTCCTTCCTTCAGCTGCCCGAGTGTCTCGATGGTTTCCTTGGCATTCTTCTCAAAGTTCTTATTGTCGAAGTACATTGCGACAATGCGCTCTTCCACTTCCCGATTCATCGGACAACCTCCTTCCATGCTTCTTCAGCCATCTGCTGGAAAATCGGCCTGATCGCCGGATTGATGTAATCGATTCCCTCCACGAAACCGCCGTTGCGGGTCGCGTGCCCGTATCGCAGGATCACCGCGATGTTCGTGCCGTTGACGACGTGGCTGTTCCGCCAGTAGACGGCGGTCCTGCCCGGTTCCTCAACGATCTCGTAGCTCCACGCTTCGGCGGTTTCGCCGGAATCTTTCGGGGTGGCGGCACGCAGCGCCTGCACGCCCTTCTCCCCGTAATGCTTCATCTTGTGACCGTAGTGAAGCCCGATCAGGCCGTGCAGGAAACGGTCCGTCTTCTTGAAGTTTCCCTGCTGAGTAAAACTGATCACTTTGCCCATCCGGGAAACCCTCCTCTATCCTTTGGAATTGTACTTTTTGCGATTCTTCTCGTTCAGCGCCCGGTACATCTCCATGATCTCCCGCTCGCTCTTCTTCCGGGGGCTTCCGCCGCCTTCGCCGCCGCCCTTGCTGTCGAAGTAGTCGATCAGGGCGATCAGCCGGTTGAAGTGCCAGTTCTCGTATTCCGGCGGTATGCCGTACTGGATCATGGCGAAGTAGATCGCCTCGACGGTGTCAGGCCTCTTCCGGCCCTTCTTCGTCTTCTTCTTTTCTTCCCGGATCTGCCAGGCGCTGTTCGCGTCCTGCATGTATTCAATGATCTCCAGCAGGTCCTCCTGCGTCAGCGCGTCGTAAACCGCCGGGTCCTTCACGGTGTTGATGGTCATGCAGCGGATGTAGTCCAGCAGCATTTCCCCGCTCAGGTCGTCCCTTCCGATAAATGGCTCGTGCCAGCGGCTTTCCCATTTGGCGATGCTCCGCAGGCTGTGCTCCAGCTGCAGATGGACTGCCGGAAGATGCTTGGCGTCGATCGTTACGAATTCCTGGGTCCTGTTGTCGAAGAACTCCACTTGGGGAAAGTCCCTCGCCGGCCGGTCAATGGTTTTCATCCTTGACCACTTCCAGCTTCGCCTTCTCCTCCGCTTCTTTCTCCTTCTCGGCCTTGGCCAGCGCCTCAGCCACTTCCGCCGGAATCGCCCCGCGCAGGAATTCCGCCAGCTTTTCGCCGCTCTTCACCAGCTCGACAAACAGGTCGCTGTAGGCTTTGCTCTGGTAGAAGTCCTGACGGATCTCCTCGTTTTTGATGAATTTCCGTCCGTCCACGCTGCGCTCGCCCACCGCGCTCAGGATCAGCTTCTCGAACAGGTCGACGATTTCACCGGGTTTGCTTTCCCGGAGGAGTTTGTTCATCATCCCGTTCATGCCGCCCAGGTTGCTCAGTTCCAGTTTATACAGTTCAGCCTCGCTCAGGTTGAACCACCAGGTATCCTTGTGGGGCTGTCCGTCATACCCCGTGTACTCAAAGGTCCGTGAAAACATGTTTGATCTCCTTTCTGTGGGTCAAAAAATAGAAGAGGAAGCCCCTCCCCGTTAAGTGGAGAGGGGCGAAAAAGGGTTGGATCAGCCGTTGTTGCTGGCTGCAGCGCCCTGCAGGATCGTGTAGATCTCGCCGGGGCTGGGCAGGCGCGCGGGCACAGCGTCCACCGCGTCCTGAGCGGCGATGTTGTGCTCAACATCCGCTTCGACGGCGGGAATCGCGGGCGTGCCGTAAAGCACGGACTCCAGCGCTTCCATCTGGGCCTTGGTAAAGTCGACGCTCTTGACTTCCACGACAGAAGTCTGCTCGACGCCTTCCACACCGACCACCGGCACGGGGGTGGAGCTGTAATCCCAGCTCATCTCTTCCGGTTCAACGTTTTCGTTCTTCGTATTATGGCTGCGGCTGCTGGGCTGCACGCGGCAGTTGTACACGATGTGGAGCTTGTAGCCCTTGGCTTCGTCGGTATCGGTACCGACCTCGGTCCGGTAGCAGAAGCCAAAGGGAATCCTGCGCTGACCGGCATACACCAGGCCGATCATGCCTTCCGGAGAGGTCCAGCCGTTGCAGGCATAGAATTCGTCCGGGAACATATAGGCCTTGACGGTGCCTTTGTGATTTTCCGCGGTCTGGAAGGTCGCGTACTTGATGTTGTCCGCCCAGATATTGTTGATGTCGCCGCCTTCGGGGTTCTCGTCAACACCGCTCAGGCCGTTCCAGGCAACACCGTCCTGGTAAACTCCGTTTTTCAGCGGGTAAAGGACGCCATGGCTTACGCCGACTTCCCATTCCCGATCGCCGATCTGATCCCACTGAATGCCGTAATTCATGGTGGTAATCCTCCTTGTTTACTTGTAGCTGACGGTGAACACATAGTGGTGCAGCTGGTAACTGATGTAGTGCCGGCCGACGTCGCAGTGCGGGAAGGTGTTCACCATCTCTTCCTCGATCTGCTCGTTCTCCGTTTGGGAGATGTAAAGCACTTCGTAACGGGGCACGAAAAGGTACGCCCGGTTGTCCGCCCGGATCACGGTCGGGGCGGCGTTCTTGTATACGAAGCACGGATAGGTCATCTTATTCGCCGGGGGTTTCTGGTACCAGGCTTTCGGCGCCAGAGTTCTCAGTTTCGCCTGGAACTGGAGTCTGCCCATTCCACACACCTCCCAGTGTCAGGATGATTTTGGGGCGTTTCACCTTGATGGATGTTACTTTCCACAGCCCGCCCATGTAGTGCACGTAGGCAATACTGCTGGCGTGCTTGAAAGCGAAGTCGGTGGCCGTAACGGCAATCTGATTCGCGACGGTCAGGTCGTCGTTGATCTGGTCTCCGCTGTCCCATCTGCGTGTATGCTCCAGAACTTTGCCGAAGAGGGACTTCTCCACCGCCTCCGGCTGTGCGACGCCGGTTTCCTGGTCGTCATGAGGGATCAGGAATCCGACTTTCCCGTGAAACCGGGCCATAGAGAAGCCCCCTTTCTGCAATTTTGATTAGGAATCAGCCAGCGTCAGCCCGGTCAGGCTGTACGTCTTGGTGACGGATGCGTATCCGGTCTTGCTCGCCACGACCTTGAGGGTCTGCGTGCTCTTATCCGCAATGCGGCCGACATAGAGGCCGTCCTCGTCCAGCGTCACGGGTCCGGAGACGCCGTTGACGATCTCGACGGTGATGGCATCGGCCGCGGCATTGCCGGCAGCCGCCGTGATGTGGAGGGCAAGGTAGTTACCGCTGCCCAGCTCTCCGCTGCCGAAGGCGGCAGAGTAGTCATCCACATACTTCAGCGTACCGGTGATGGCGCTGTTGCCGATCACGATGTTCTCCTGCAGGTCGGAAGCGGCCTTGCCGAAGAGATCCACCGTGTCGGCGATGTTCGCGTCAATGCTCAGCGATAAGCCCGTCAAGGGTTTCCGCCGCCGTTGCCCTGCGCAACAGCGATGCTGCGGGCGTAGTAGGTCTTGCCGTTCACGACGGTCGTGTCAGCAGACTTCCGGAAGATCTTGCCTTCCTTCTCGTACCAGCCTTCGCTCTTCGGATTCTCGTTACCCACAGGCGTCACCTCGTCATAGTGCGGGCCGGCGTACTGGGCCGTGCCGACCTTCACGACCATCGCGGAGAACGGCTTGCGCAGCATGCCGCTCAGGCGGGTTTCGATCAGGTACTGGTTCTTGTTGAACTCGATGTCGAAGTCATCGAAGAAGTTGATCTTGCCGCGGCGGTTGGTGCCGGTGACATAGTCCCTCAGGTCAACCGCGATGCCGACGACCTGCTGGCCGTCCACTTCCATGTCTTCCATCAGTTCGCAGGTCACGATGCGGTTCACGCGCAGCTTCTTCGCCAGCTTGCTGGCATCTTCATACAGCTCGTGGCCGAATCCGTCTTCCAGCAGCAGCATTTCGCTGAGCCAGTCCTCGCTGGTGAAATACACCAGGTTGCCGCTGCCCTTGTAGTGCTTCCGGCCCTTGATGAAGGCGCGGATCGCGTTCTTGGCGGTCTGGGCCTTGGCCACGTCGGGATCCTGGTCGGTGCCGGCTTTCGCGGTGATCTTGATGGTGTACAGATCGTCGTCGCTGACGATGGGCTTGATGTGGTCTTCCTTGATCTTGTACTTGTCATTGTACAGACGGCCGTCGCCCAGCAGGATCGCGCGCGCGATTTCCTCGTTCAGCATGATCCGCATTTCGGCTTTCAGCCAGGCCACCACGTCGAATTCGTCGACGTCGATCACATCATCCTGATCCAGTTCCTGATACTTGTAGATCGTCTGGGGATCCACGGTCCGGCGGAGCAGGTTGAAGACTTCCGCGTCCTTCTTGTCACCCTTGACGTAACCCTTGGCCCGGGCTTCATCCATGGTGATGTTGGCTACGGTGGTACGAAGACGGCTTTTCGGCGTCTTGTGCACGCCTTCCATGACCACGGTGACCCAGTCGTCGTTCCGGCGGATCCACTCGGGCTTGTCATTCAGCTCCGTGTAGTCCGGGAACAGGTAGTCGATATTTGCGATACCGTAGGTCTGCTTTGTGCCGTCGTCGTTGAAGACGTCGTGCTTCAGGGTGTCGTTGGTCATCAGGGCTTCTTTCCAGGCGGCCCGCATCGAGCCCAGCTCTTTCGCCCGCTCGATGATCGCCTTCTGATCGTCGTGGCTCAGCACGTCGTCAGGATGGGTGATGTTGCGCTCAAACACATTGTGCTTCATGGTGTTATCCTCCTCGTCGTTTTCAGGATCGTCGCCGGCGCCATCGCCCTCTTCGGGTGCTTCTTCTTCGCCGTCGTCATCTTCTTCGCCTTCCTCGTCGTCTTCGCCGTCATCGTCTCCGTTGGCGGCTTCCCCGACCAGGTACTCGCACAGTTCCTGCTGTTCCTCCGTCATGGAGTCCCAGACTTCATTCATGTCCGCAACTTCCTCGTCGGAATGCTGCAGCTCTTCTTCCCCGTTCGCCGCCTGTTCCATCAGGTAGGCGCAGAGGTTCTGCTGGTCCTCGTTCATGGAGTCCCAGATGGCCTGCGGATCATCGTCGTCTTCCTCATCTTCATGGGAAAGCTCGTCGTCCGCCTTGGCGCTCTTCTTCATGGCCTTTGCGGTGTCCGCGTCGTGGAACAGCGGCATGTCGTCGTTGTACACGATCGCTTCGTCATCCAGCTCATCAAGCATGTCGCCATGGGCCAGCAGCACGTTCTCGATGGTGGCGCCTTTGTTGGCCCCCGCCAGCACCACGCTCAGCTCCCGGATGTTCCCGTGCTGAACCTGGCGGCCGTTCACGTGCTTAAGCTCGTTGGCATAGATGCTCAGGCCGTCGATGTCCTCGTTCCGAAGGGCTTCCTTCGTGGACACGGCCTTGGGATTATTGTTGAAATAACCTTCGGCCCAGATGCCTTCCGGCTTGCTGTACAGCATCGCGTGGCCCAGGATCATGTCCGGGTCATCGTGGATGTGCCCGTAGACGATCGGAACCTTCTTGCCGTCCATGTCCGAGAAAGCGCCGTTCAGGATCGTGCGACCATCCGTGCATTTGATGCCGTATTTGGTAGCCCATCCCGAAAAATCGGGCGTTCTTTTCTGCTTCATAGGTATTCCTTCCTTTCCGCGTTAGTTATGACTAACCTTCGCGCAAATAAAAAGCGGCTCGCGCCGCGATTGCTAACAAAATTTTCGTCATCCGCTGCGGCTCTTGGCCCTTGCCTGCGCTCTGCGCTGAGCTCGGTTCGGCGCCGGCGTTTTCTCCTCTTCCTCAGCCGCATCCTCGTATTTGAATCTGTGGCACTGGAGAGCATCCTTGGCGCCTTTTCGCAGAAACCGCAGTGGCATCGCACTGTGTTGCATCTCCGGCGGCATTTCAGCCATCTCTGGAGTTACGTCGGGCGCTCCCGCTTCCGCCTGCATCCCTTCCGGAGTCTGATTCATCGGCATGTTACGGTTCACCAGCATGTCAGACGTCGCGTCATCGCTCGGTTTGTATCCGATCACACTGCGCCACTCGTTGGGACTCATAATTCCGCCGCGGTTCGTCTTGTCCATCAGTTCCGCCAGTTCGGTCACGGGAATAAGCTTAAAGGGATCCTGAACGAACACGATCGATTCGCCCTTCTCCCGTTGCTCTTTGGTGAGCAGCTTCCGCCTGCGTTCCTGCACGATTGCCGTACAGACGACGCCGACGCACCGCTGCATGTAGTTGGCCATCACCTTCGAATCCGCCGTGCCGTTCAGAATCTCCTCTGTCATGCAAAGCTGGCTCAGGAGCAGCTTGGTCAGCCATTCGATCTGGCTCTGCAGATTCGTTTCGATGGGCCGGTTCAGCTGGATCACCTTCTCGGTACCGTCCGTGTAGGTGATGCCAAGTTTGTTCTCTTCCAGCTGTTCCTGCATCTCTTTCAGGCGGTTCCGCGCCATGGTCCGCTGGGCGTCCGTGCGGATCACGTACGGAAGCTGAAGGATCATGTTCAGCTTGTCGCTGCCCAGTTTGTCGTCCACCATGTCCAGGATAGCCATTTTGCGGCTCAGCCGCGAGGCGACGCTGTTCTTGTGGTTCATGACCGTATAGAACGGGTTTTCGATGATGCAGGTTTCCCGTTTCGGAACGGGTACGTTATACTTGTCGCCGCGAAGCTCGTCGTAGACGTTCACCTTGATCTCCTGGGGTCGCCATTCGATTACCTTGCCGGTCCGCAGCTGCAGCGGCAGTTTGTCCGTGATCGCGCCGCTGTCGTCCCGGTCGCATTCGATCGGCACCTCGGCGACGACGCCCTCATCAAACAGACTCATGACCAGATCGATCATGTAGGCCTGCGCGGCCTGGTCAATGTTCGCCTCCAGCGTGAAAGCGTCTTCCATGCTGCCTTTGATGGCTTCCTTGAACATGTCGTTCTCGTCAATCAGCGCGTGGTGAAACTCCACGTTCGCCACGTCCAGGGCAATCCGGTTGTACACGCTGGCCAGGATCGTCTTCTCGTTCGCGTTTTTGAGTCGCAGCCGGTCAGGCCGGTCTGCGCTGATAGGTCCGCTCCCGTATCCGTTCCATCCGCCGCCGCCGAGATACCCCGGCGTAAACTGCGTTACATGCCGTCCACTTCCCCAGGCGTCTCCGCTGCTCCAGTCCACATTGGGTCCGTCCCGCCCCCGGAAAACCGACCAGGCCTCCCGAAATCTCGTAAATACATTCATGGGCAATTACCGCCTTTTTCAGTTTTAGCCACGGTTCTTCTTATTATACCGGTCAAGCTTCTTCTTGTATTTCTCAGCTTTCTTGGAATCTTGTTTGTACATCTTCGCGTTATTTAGATAAGCCTCGCCGTGGGCTCCACGAGGACCCTGTTCCTTGATAATTTGATCCATGTACCACTTATCACTGGCAGCGCCCTTTGACCAGTTGTTATACCGCGTGGTCAGCCTTTCTTTTTTGACTTTTTTTTTTTCAGCGTATGCCTTGTCGCGGTCTTTCCAACCGCCACCAATCTCAGCAGACTTGTTAATCATCCCGGCAGCAAAGTCGCCAGCTTTCTTGTTAAGATTGTGGGCCTTTGCGCCGAGGGTCTTCTTGTTCTCGTCCTGGCGGATATAGGCCGCCTTGGCAAGCCGGGAGCCGTAAGCGCCGGCACGGTATGCTTTGAGACCGGCAACGACCTTCTCGCCGCTCATGTTTCTGCCCTTCTGCCCGGCCATCGCACGATACTGGGCGTAGCCCTTCATCGAGTTTCCGCCGGCCAACAATGTTCCAAGAATAGCCTTCCCAGTGCTGAGGTTCTTCGCGTATTCCTGTTCGCCACGGTCAACTTCAGCAGAACGATTAGCACGGTTTTTGAACTTTTCAGCTTTCTGGATTGCCTTGTGCGCCTTCTTCTGGCCTTTCTCGCTGTACCCGTATTTATCCATCGCTTTGTCAGCTTTCTTGGCATACCTTTCGGCTTTCCTGTTGTATTTCTTCGTGGCATGGCTCTTATACTGGTATCCCTTCACACCGGTCTTCTCATACCGTTTCTGACCGGCTGCAGTCAAAGACCCGTCAGGGTTCTGATACCGCCGCATGCCCCATTTCATTCCTAGCACACCATAGTGCTCAAGATGCTCCCGATCACCGGTATGAAGCCCGGCGTCCCAACTCGTGAAATCCATCCAGGTGCCCTCCTCAATCAAAGTTATCCCGATAGCCGGTGTAAGCCACATAGGCGTCCATCATAGCGCTGACCGGGTCAATCTTTTCGTCATTCCGCCGTTTGCACAGCATTTTATTGTTGTTGATGTCCACATCGATCTGGGCGTTCCCCATCGCGTACATCATCAGGTCTTCATCGAACAGCAAGGCCCGGTCTTCCGCAAGCTGCTTCAGTTCGCCCAGCGGCACACTCTCCGTCCGCTTGCCCTGCCGGACCTTAAACACATTCCCGAAGTTCCCGTTCTCCTGAATCCACCGCTCCACGAACTTTTCAGCATTGTACGGGTCGTAACCCATACACAGCACCTCGTACTGGCAGTCAGTAATATGCTCAATCAGATCCTCATACACCGCCATCATATCCAGCACCGTTCCGGGCATCACAATCAGCGTGCCCTCGTCAACGAATTCATTGTACTTGTCCCGTGCGCCTGGGCTCAGTTTCATTTGCGTCCGCTCGGAAATATACGCCCGGCACTTCACGCCGAACGTTCCGTCCCGCAGCGGGAACAGAAAAGTAAACGCGCAGAAGTCGTCGCCCTGCGAAAGGTCGCACCCCAGCGCGCAAGGCATCTGCCAGTAGGTCTTCGGCGGATGCTTGAGAGTCTCTTCATAGGTGAAGAAATATGTCGTACCCTCCAGCGGAATCCCGAACCGCTTTGCGATGATCTCGTTCCGCTGCGCCGGGTTCAATTCAGCCGTCTCTACGTCCTGCGCGTAGGTTTCATAGGAAACCGTAATACCCAGGTTCGGGTTGGCCTTGATCCACATCTCCGGCTGACCGATTTCTTTCTCGTCATCAAGCCGGTACCACCAGATACTCCACTCAGGAGCCACCAGGCGGTCAGGGTTGTTCGGGTCGCCCCGAAGGATGGTCTCCAGTTCCTGCCCGATCGTATCGCCGATCCGGTTCCGAACCGTTCCTTCCGAACTAATTAGCATGATCAGATAGTCGCCGGTCTTCGCCGCGCCGGCCTCCAGAGCCACCACCGGGTTCGCCCGCATGTCGGTGCTCTTGAATTCGTCCAGCGTGTTATACTTCGTCCGGTATCCCTGCAGCTTATCGATGGAGCACGGCCGTGTTTCCAGCAGGCTCCCCGTCATGGCGTTCTCGACGCCCTTCTTGCTGCTGAACAGCTTTGGACGCAGCGCCCGGCTCCCGGTCGTGTTCTGCAGACTGCCTTCCGACATAAAGCTGAACACCGGCCCCGGATGCTTGAGGATGGCCGTTTTGAGTGGCGCCAGTGTCTCCTCTGCCTGGTCCATCGTGTAGGCTACCGCAAATTGATGTGTGGTCTCCGGGTCAACGACCAGACCGTATGCCTGAACGGCTGAGGCCTCCATTGTCTTGGCCGCGCCACGTCCTTCGATCAGCGCAACCTTCTTGCAAAGCCGGCGCTTCCTCCGCTTTTTGACGTAACGACCGCCGGGCCTGTCTGGCCACGGTTCATAGAAGCTCCTCGTCTCATATCGGTACCATCCGAAGATGTCCTCAGCGTGAAGCTTCGCCGAATCCGTCAGCAGCATCGGGCTGCCATCGGTCAGCACCAGTTCCTTTTCACAGAATTTGATGAATCCTTCCACAGGCGCCGGGTCATAGTAGAAGTTCGGGTTTGCGATCTTCTTCTCAATCCGGTCCATCTGCTGAAGAATCTTGTAACAGACCGGCAGTTCACCGCTCTGCACCTTTTCCCGGAAGGCGGCGTAATACTTAGGCGTCGCCGTGTTTGACAGCATAAGCCGCCTCCTCTCTGTTCAGGCTATCCCTTTAGATTGTTAATAACTTTTCGGTCCTTTTTGGACCTTCTGTTTCTAGCGTTGACATAAACCTCATTAAGAAGTTTGCCGTAAGCGTCACCGGCAGCATCCCATCCTGCTTTTGCGAACTCTTTGGTCGCCTCACCGGCCTTTCGTCCGCCTTTGGCAACACCTCTGCCAACCTTCTTAGCTCCTGAAACGATAACGGAATGATCCGGCATATCCTTGACCATACCGGATGTCTCCTTACTTACAATCTTGGCAATACCCTTACGGATAGCTCCGGTAACGGTCGTGTCGGCCTTCGTCTTCAGTAGTTCCGATCTTGCCTTCATGTGCCCTTTACCACGCAGAAGATTGTCAAGAAGATCATTCTTCGCCGAAGTGTTTGCCGCTTTGGCGCTGGCTAATTTGGCTCTGGCTTCTATGTCCCGAATCTGCAAATTTGCAAGATCCATCTCCCGCTTGGCTTTGGCATTCTTGTTATCCAGATAGGTCTTGACAATATTCTGTCCAACTTCAACAAGAGGATTCTTGTTAAGCTCACGGTATTCCTTCTCAAGCTTCAGACGCTGGATACGCTTCTGAAGTTCCTCATCGGTCATCGTCTTGACATTGTTCTTCCGCCGCTTCTCAGCAGCATCAGCACGAGCCTCAGATCTTGCGCTCTTCCTTGAAAGACGAGCCACTTTTCGTTCAGCCTTGGCGACGGACTTGGCCATCTTTCTGGCCGCCCGCTTCTCGCCCCAGCCTTCTCTGATCTTCCGTTCCTTCAGGCCCAGCGGTGTCCATTCGCCGGATTCAGTCTGATACCGCCGGACACCGTTCTTGGAGCCCTTGGTCCGGAAGTGCATAAGAGTATTGTCGGAGAGCTGCCCGGTGGGCAGAGCCATCGCATCTCCAGTGAGTAGGGTCTCCCACCCGTCAAAAGTCATATGCATCCTCTCCTATGTGTTTTTGGACAAATAAAAAGAGCCGCTGTTCGCGGCCCGATTAATGACGTGATAGTAGTGCCATCAATATGCATATTAAAAATCCGGCTCCAAAAAAGACGAACAGGGTCTTGAACCATTTCGCATCGGCTTCACGTTTCCGCTGTGTCTCCTCGGCCCGAATACGTTCAAGCTCAACCTGCTTCTCCATCTTCGCGATCTTTGTCCGATTGATCCTGTCACTATGGAAATTGAAAGTGTGGTCATGCTTGATCGTTCCGTTAACCTCGATGTGTTGTGTATCGTCAGGGAGTTTCGCTCCGCAGTAATTACAGAATTTCCCTTCCTTGATAGCTGCGCCACAGTTAGGACAGTTCATAGGCCCACCCCTTTCCGTTTGGCAGATTATACCATAACAGGGTGTCTGAATCAATCCTCTTCTTCATACTCGCTGGCAACACTGGTGTAGAACGAGGCTTTCTCAGGTACGTATTCCTTTACATACCCTTTCTCCTCGCTCTTCTCCCTCAGCATCCATTCAATCTTAGCAACTGTATCCTGGTACGCCTTCAGCACGCTGCTGCTCTCCGGCGGATCGAACATCAGGTACACCTGGAATCCCACCCAGGTCTTGATGGACATCAGATCTGCCAAATGCTCCCCAAGCCACTCATGCCAGGTTTCCTTCACGCCGGTAATATAGAACCCGCTGGGTCCGATACCGAACTGGTGCGCCATCATCAGTTGCGTGTTAATCAGCGGGATCAGCTGGTTGTCATACGAGTCGTCATCCCGCTCCAGATAGCAGGCGGCACGCACGTCCGCCAGGATGGAATCTTCCAATGTCAATTCTTCCACGGGCATGTGTCGTTCGGCCTCCTTACAATGATCGGCTTCGGAAGCAGTTCCGGAAGCCCGTATGTGATCGCCTGATGCGTGTCATAGGAGCAGCTGATCAGGTTCTCCAGATCCCAGAGAATCGGATCATCACTCCGCAGCATCTCCAGCGTAATAGGATTCAGGTGATGCACATAGATGTGTCCACTGATCCGCCACCCGGGAACACCGAGGTCGTCTCCCCGATCCCGGATGATAACGCGGTTCCGTGCATCCCGCCACTTTGTGCTATGGTAGAATTCCTGATTCAGATACCTTGCATACCCGAACAGTTCTTCCCCGACAGCGCCGTTTAGCCTGAGGTATTGGAATCGTTCCTCAAGCGTCTTGAATTCGCATAGCTTGGAGTAAGTCCTCAGCTCAGCTTCTTCACAGTAATGTACCTCCCGCACTCGGCTTTCATTCTTCATAGTTCAGGACCCTCCGGTCCATCATACTCGAAGCCCGGGTATTCATCCTCGATCACTTCCCACTCGCTGTCCTTTCCGGCATACGAGCTAATGGCCTTGATGACTTCCTCGTACTTCTTATCCTGTTCTTCGCCAGCCTCAATGGCTTTCTTCTTGGCTTTGATCAGGTCGATTTCATGTTTTGTCTTTTCGAGTTCTGCCTGTTCCCGAAGAGAACCGACTTTCAGAAAATGCGTAACCACCTGGGCCGGCGCCGTGCCCTCTCGCATCCACTTGATGGCGAGATCCATAGCGTATCCGCACGCCAGCTTCTCAGCTTCTTCCTCGGTTCTTGGGGGTAATGACCTAACTTCTTCATCAGGCTTCCTTGATGGAGGCCTTCTCTTTCTCTCGTACACGAAAGGGCCTCCTTTGTGTAATAAGCGTGATTTGGCGCTTGGGCATCTCCTCTGAGAGGTCGGCAGAGTTCAGGCAGGAATATGTGAACAAAGGAGGTGATGTTCCCGATGAAGAAACCCTGTATCTGCGGTCCACCAGACACAGAGCCGAAAGGAGATAGCTTCCACACCGTGCATGGCTCACGGTGAACATGAACAGGAAGCAAAACCCCGCCGACCTGTCGGAAGAGATGCCTAAGCGCCTAAGGGTACCCAAAAAAGGGCATAAAAAAAGAGCGTCTTCGCGCTCACTCACTAATACTGTGACGGGTTTACCCTGACCGGGGTACCCTTTGTTTCAGAAAATATCTCCGCCGGAGATTTTTCGAAG